TAAAAAGGGTGATGTTGTAGTAGAGCACACAAACTCAAAGCAGGGTAAATACGATAAGATTAACCTTACTCAGAAAAGCCAAGGCTCAATAAAGTCTGTGGCTCAAGGAGTAAAAGGCGTAAAAGATTGGCATAAGAAAAATCCTCACACGAGTCGGAGTAAGTGATGGCAACTAAAATTGCTGCAGACCCTTGTTGGAAAGGGTATGTTCAAGTAGGTATGAAGACCAAAAATGGCAAAAAAGTGCCAAACTGTGTTCCTGAAGGTTCAGGAAAAAAGAAAGTAGCAGCCCCCAAGAAAGGCAAAAAATGAATTTAGCAGATGAGTTAGATTTTGTAAGACGCGGTTTAATTGAGTTCCCTGAAAATGAGCACAATGCTTCAGCATTAGCCCAGGTAAACCCAATTGCTGCAAAATTAAGTATTTTAAAAGACCAGGTAACTGAGAACGCTTTGTCTAAAGAAGAGACAATTGCTTCTTTAGGAAGTCTAAAGGCTGAGTTGGATGCCCTTGATTCTGTTCTTCCATTTGTTAAAATTGCTGCCGAAGACCTCCTTCGGTTTGCTACTACCTTAGAAGAAAGCGAGTAAGAGCATGTGTGCTGTATGCGGATGCGGTAAGAAAAAGGGTCAGGCTGGTTTCGGTAAGGGTAAAGGCTCTGCTATGGATGACAAGAAAAAAGCCTCTATGCTAAAAGACAAAGCCAAAGACAAGAAGAAGAAGTAACACCATGGCTAAAGAACTTTCCCCTAAGCAAAAGCAAATTGCTAAAGTTGCTGGAAACCCTAAGAAAATTGAAGGAAAAGACTTCCAAGCATTAAAGTCTATGAAGAAGGGTTCTGGCGTAAAAGGCAAGACCCAAAAGCAATTGCCTCGTAAAAAGGGTATGTAATCCTTAAAAGAATTAAAGTTTAAGCCCCCGACTGGGGGCTTTTTCTTTATCCTTGTCTTAGCAAGAACCATGCGGGTCTTGTTGTTTTACTTGCTGATTTAACTGCTGCTTAAGGGGATTTCTATGTCTACTCCATGGTACGAACAGGTTGCTGATATGCAGTCTGCTAGTGAGCGTGATGAGTTTGTAAAAGGTATGTACGGTTTTAAACCGCATAATCAGCATAATTTTGTAATTGGTCTTTTGGCTGGGTATGTCGGAACTAAACTACTTTTCAACTCAAAGAAGTCACGCCGTGAGACAAATAACTAAACTCAAGCCAGCATTTATAAAAGCAGCCCGTCAAACCGCTCAGTTCATGACGCTTGAATTGCGTAATGAGACACGAGCAAGCGGTTGGAACCCCGACATTGTTGACTCTATTAAAGTCTCCTATTCCAACAATCACCTGAGTATTAACATCCCTGCAAAATATAAGCCATTGGCAGATAACTGGGAGTTTGGTACTCCTAATCGCCAACCCACTGGGGCCATTCGACGTTTCTCTAATCGCCCAGAAGAGGCAGAAAAGTTTCTTTTAAAAAGCGTTAAGACTTCTTTAAGAGGTGTCCTATGACATTAGGCCCACTATTTTTAGAAGAAGACAATATGCTCAAAGAACTGCTTAAAGGCATTTCTGTAACTGACCAACGAGCAGACAATGAACAAATTGGTCGTCCTGTGCAAGTGTGGTTTGGTCAACCTGACGTAGAACTTAGAGACCAGACCTACCCATTTATTACTATTGATTTAATTGACATCCTAGAAGACCGTGCTCGCTCACACAGAGGAAAAGTGGATAAAACTACTGCTCCTTATTTACAGCCTGCAAATTTCCCAGTTAATAAAGGTTGGGAAATTGATTACCCAATTCCTGTAAATCTTGATTACCAAGTAACGACGTATTCACGTCACCCACGACATGATAGAGCGATTCTTAGCGAATTGCTTTACTCAAGATTAAAGTTTCGCAATGCAACTTTAATCGGTAACGACGATACCGTCCGTCGTCTTGATGTTCTCGATGTCTCAAAGCGAGATGTTGTAGAACAGGCTAAACGCCTGTTTGTAAATGCAATTACTGTGCGTGTTTCAAGTGAAATTGCACAGGATATGTATGAAGAGTTCTATAAGGTGCAAAAAGTTAAAGTCACTGGTTCTGAACCTGCTCCAAGGCAGGCTATTATTGGAATCAACTACGAACAAACATCTCGCTAATAATCGGACCCCCTACCAACAACCTAGATAGGAGAAATCATGGCAGTGTATAAAAGACCAGGAATTTACATTAGTGAAGTCCTGCTCCCTGCTCCAATTACTAACTCCATAACAGCACAGGCTGCTGGTATGGTCGCTGCACCATTTGCCCAAGGTCCAACAGAAGTAACCTTGGTTAACTCATGGTACGAATTTACAAAGCAATTTGGTGGGTACAACTCATTGTTCCCAGCAACATTTTCTGTCGGTCTTTTTTTCCAAAATGGGGGAAGAGAACTTTATGTTAAAAGAATTATTGGTCAAGGAGCAGTTGCTTCAACGGGTGTAGTTCCTCGTGCTTCTGGTGCTGGAACTGTATTTACTTTGACTTCTAAAAATAAAGGAACTGACGGAAATAACTACCGCGTTCAACTTAGTGGTGGCACTGTAGTAGACACATACACAGTTGCTATTTATAAAGAAGGAATTATTGGAACATCTTCATCAATTGCTGATGACGTTCTAATAGAGCAGTACGAAAACCTTGTTTTTAATACACCAACCTCTAACAGTTACGCATCAACTGTAATCAACTCTGTTTCACAGTTGTTTACCGCTACTGTTAGTGACAACGTAAACGCACCTTCAACATCTGTTGTTCCTTTTACTGGAGGAACCAACGGAAATGCTGTTATTACTTCTGATTATGAATCAAGCACAACTGGAGTTCCTGCAGTAATAGACATGATTGAAAGACCTTTAGTAGTATTTTTACCAGGTCTATACGACATGTTTAGCGAAAGTGCTGCAACATCATTGGCTGCTAATCTTGCAGCCTATATTGCTAGCACTAAAAAAGATTTTTTTGTAGCAGAAGTAAAAGAAGGTAGAACTGCTGCACAAGCACTTACTACTGCTGATGCACTTGGCTCAGCAGGTACTTTTGGTGCAGTTTACTATCCTCACATTTTAATAGCAGACCCTCTTGGTGTTGCATCAGGTGCAACACGTAAAGTAGGTCCTTCTGGTGCAGTTGCTGGTTTGTATTTAAGAACTGATGCAACTGTTGGACCATTCAAAGCACCTGCTGGTTTAACAGCAAATATTGTTGGAGCAGTTGCTACTGAAAAGTCCTTTACTAGTATTGAACTTGATAACTTAAATAACTCTGCTTTCCCTGTAAATGCAATTCGTCAAGTTCCAGGTGCTGGTATATCCGTAATGGGTGCACGTACTTTGAAGCAAGACGGTACAGCAAACAAGTATGTAAATATGCGTCGTTCCCTTATTTACATTCGCAAGAGTTTGCAAAACCTAACAGAGTTTGCGTTATTCGAAAATAACAATGAGCAGTTGTGGGGTCGTATTAATACAACCCTTAACACCTTCTTAAATGAATACCGCAATCAAGGAGGACTACGTGGAACTTCTCCTTCAGCAGCGTACTTTATTAAGTGCGATGCTGAAAACAATACTGCAGCCTCTATTGCTAGTGGTGAAGTTCGCATCGATGTTGGTGTGGCTTTGCAGTACCCTGCGGAATTCGTGGTTATTAACCTTAGCCAGAAGACCTTAAACTAAGAAAAGGAGCCTAACTAAAAATGGCATTTGTAGATAAAAACAGGTCTAGTCTTGCGACTGACCCAATCAGAAACTTTAGGTTTTTGGTTAATTTTTCACCGTTAAATTCTAATGACACTAATCTAAAGGATTTAACAGCAACTATGGGCTTTACTTCAGTTTCAGGAATGGCTGTAACCACAGACTCTATTCCTTATCGTGAAGGTGGCTACAATACAACCGTTCACCAGATTCCTGGTCAAACTTCTTTCCAACCAGTTACTCTACAAAGAGGCGTATTAATTGGAAATAAGTCAGGCTGGAACTGGATGAAAAACATGTTCTACACAGTTCAAAATGGTGGAAACAGAACTATTAATCAAAACTTCCGTTGCGATATTGAAATCTCTGTTCTTCCTCACCCAATCTCACAAGAGACTATTGCAGAAGGAGCACAAGAACAAACTGCAATGAGGTTTAAGTTCTATAACTGCTGGCCTACAGCACTTGCTTACTCAGACCTTAACGCTGGAGATAACTCACTCCTTGTTGAACAAATGACACTTGTTCACGAAGGATTTGATACCTCATTTGCTTCATTTGACGCTTCTAAGAAGTTTGTTTCTGCACCAGCAGTTGACCAACAAACGACTGCAGTTTAATTAACTAACTAACTAAAGGAAAATAACATGTCTACTCAAACCGTAAAAGCATCTGAAAATCCAGACTTTGTTAACCAAATGGTTGCACAAGCACTGGCAGCACCTGAAAAAGAAAAAGAAGCAGTTGTAGTTACTCCTCCTTCTGATGTTCACGTTACTCTCCCTGGCGGTTATACAAATGCTGCTGGGGAGAGCGTGACAACAGTTGAGGTTCGTGAACTTACTGGAAAAGACGAAGAGTCAATTGCAAGAGCACAAAATCTTGGAAAGGCTCTTCTACAAGTCCTAAGCCGTGGAACTGTAAAAATTGGAAAAGAACTTGCTACTGAAGATGCACTAGATGCGATGTTAGCGGGGGATAGAGATGCTGTAATGCTGGGAATTTACAGAGCAACTTTTGGTAATACTCCAGAACTACAGGGTTTTTGTGGCGGATGCAACGCTTTTAAACCAGTTACAGTTAATATAAATGAAGATATAAAGGTAAAGGTTCTAACAGATGAGCCTAGTTTTGTAGTAAACGCTAAGTGTGGAGAAGTAGTAGTCACCTTACCTACAGGTTACTGTCAAAAAGAGTTAGTAAATAACTCTGACAAAACTATGTCAGAGTTGACAACTATTCTTCTTGAAAACTGCATCCTTAAGATTAACGGTCGTCCTGTTATTAGTAAGGCACAGATTCAAAACTTAGGTATTAGCGACAGACGGTTAATTGGAGAAGCAATTAACAAAAACGCAATTGGACCAGTTTTTGAAGATATTTCAGTTCCTTGTCCTGACTGCGAAGGTGAGGTAAACACTCCTATTAATTTAGGGATTTTGTTTCGCTTTTAAAGTATCGCACTACCCGACTTTGATGGCTGAATGGTTAGCACTGTCGGAAAGACATCAAGGTTGGACTCTTACTGAGATAAAAGAACTTTCAGTAAGAGAAAGAAAAAATTGGTTAGAACTTGCTAAAGAAGGTTACTAAGGAGTTGACATGGCAGAATTAAACGATTCGTTAAAACAAACTGACGAATTGTTATCCAGCATTGTCAAAAGCCTGACTTCTGCTGAGCAAATAACTAAACGCCTTGAAGGTTCCATGGGTGGGGTTGCTGGAAAAGCAAAGTCTGCCAAAGGCGGTGGTGACCGTCATATTGGTTCTGGTAAAACTAGCCAAATGCCCCACATGGAAAAAGCAACTTTTGGTGGGCAAGAAAAAGTTGATAGCACTGCAGAAATTGCTATGCGAGAAGGAATGGAGGCCACTAGATATGGCTTAACACCTACTCGTGGTCAAAAATTATTGGGAGTTGGGCAAGGACTTGCACAAGCGACCTTTGGTATTGCTGCTGGAGCAATGACTGCAATGCCAGGAGTTGCAGAAGTTGGTGCAAGTGCTGGTAACTATTACGGAGCATCTCTTCGTTCTAGTATGAGTCGTACCTCAATAATGAATGCCACTTTTGGTGGTTTAGCAGGTGGAGTTACAAGCACTCTTTCTTCTTCAAATATTGCAAGTATTGCTGCCTCAAGAGGTATTACACCAGGTAGTGCTCAGTACAATGCTTTAGTTGCAGATGTTGGTGGTGCTGCACGTTACATGAACATGGCAAATGAAAATGCTATGGTTGCTATGTCTGGTTTTACTCAAGGAGACTTTTCCTCTCGTTTATACAATATAGGTGTTAGCACTTACGATTCAAAAACTGGTAAGGCTCGAGGCCAAGATGAAATTTTTGGTCAACTCTACGGTCGTCTCACTCAAGGTCAAGGAAAAATGAGTGTGGAAGAGACTATGAATAGTTTTCAAGCAGGTGGTTTTAACAAAGCAGTCACTGACTTAGGAATGACAGAAGACCAAAGACAACTCTTTATGCAGTACTCTGTTGATAGAGCAGCAGGAAAACAAACTGATTTATCAAAACTAGGGTATGGGCAAAATCCTCTAGCAGACAAAATGCGTATCACTACATCAGATACTTCGGTTTTAAATGCGTATACAGAACCTGTATTAAAGGGACTTAAAGCAGCAGCCGATTTAATTGAGACCACAGTTAATCCCGCACTAGAAAAATTGGCTAGTACTGCAGGAGTGGCATCAGGATTTTTAGGCGGTATGGGTGAATCACGTGCAGGAATGGGTATGGGTATTGCTGCTGGTGGTGTTATTAATGGTTTAATGACTGCTGGTGGTGCTTTCTTAGGTGCTAAAGGTCTTAAAGGTCTTATGGGCAAAGGCGGTGCTGGTGGTGTTAAAGCGGGGGGATTTAAAGGTCTTTTAGGAAAAGCAGGACTTGCTGGACTAACTTATATGGGGTTAGAGCAAGTACAAAAGTTTTTTAACAAAGCGGATGTTCCAGATGAAATGCGTTATATTGCAAATCTTTTATTTGACGCGGGTCAAGGTGGTTTAACTGGATTAGCCACAGGAAATCCTTATGCAGCACTTGCTGGAACAGTGGCAGGCACTGCTGGTGGTGTTGCAAACCCTTATGGTGGTAAGGGTGGTGGTACTCCAGGATTCGGTGCTGCTTTTGGTGCTAGTGGTGTAAATAGTGCAAAGCCTACTTCCCCAATTACTAATGGCGGTGTAGGAACACCTTACGGTGCTACAGGAAACTTATGGTCTGGCGGAAGTCACACAGGTCAAGATTATCCGTGTGCTATTGGAACACCTGTTCACGCATCATTAGGTGGAATGGTTATTAATACAAACCCTGGTTCAGATTACGGTAAGACCGTAGAAATTGACCACGGAAACGGTTATCAAACTTTGTACGGACACTTGTCTGAAGTATTGGTTAAAGTTGGTGACACTGTTACACAAGGGCAGTTAATTGCAAAAAGCGGTGACACTGGAAAAGTTACAGGTCCTCATTTGCACTATGAAGTACGTAAAGGAAAAAATAACCCAGTAAATCCTGATGAATTAAGTAAAGCAGGTGGTTCTGGCTTAGCAGGAGTTTTAGGTGCAAGTGGTAATAGTGGAACATCTACTAACGGACAACAGTTATCGGCTCTGGTTGGTTCTAAATCTTTACAGGAACTATTAAATGGTGGTCTCGGTAATCTTCCTGCTGAACTTTTAGGTAGTGCTAGTAGTGGTAGTGCTACAAGTGGTGGCGCAAAAGTAATTCTTGGAACAGGCAGTGAAAAAGAATGGGCTACTGGACTTCTTCAAAAAATGGGTGCTCCAGTAAGTGATGCTTCAATAAATGCTCTTACTACATGGATGCGTCATGAAGGTGGGCACTGGAAAAACTCTGCTCACTATAACCCGTTAAATACTACCTTAGATATGAGTAACAATGAGTCCATGAATAGTGTTGGAGTAAAACGCTATAAGTCATGGGAAGAAGGTTATGCAGCAACTATAGGAACTTTGACAGGAAAAAATGCTGGGGACCGTGGGTATACAGCAATTGTAGATGCTTTAAAGTCAGGTGCTTCAACAGACGCTATTTTAGCAGCAGTAAATAACTCAGCATGGATGACTGGTAAAACAGGAAAAAATCCTTACAAGTTTCAAGGTGGAGGTTCACCTTCGGTTGCAACACTTTCTTCTTCTGCTGGAATAAACCTATCTCCTTCAATAACAATTAATGTAAGTGTTCAACAAGCATCGTATGCTGAGGCTATGAATCTTGTTGAGATTGTTAAAACTCAACTTGAAAAAGAAAATTTACTTAGATTAGTAGGTGGAAAATGAGTAGACCAGCAAACGAACCTGGGTACAAGTCAAAGCAGGAAAGAGATTTAGCGGCTGGTGTAACTGCTGCTCGAGATGCTCAAACTAAAGCAAAGGCTGCTGCCAAGGCTGCTCAAGAGAAAAAAGATACACAAAATACGCTAAAAGGTATTCAAAACCAAATTGAAAACCTTACCGTTGAAAAGCAAAGACAATCAGGGTTACGCACCTACTATCAAAATTTGTACAACGGTGCTGTTCTTAGTGGTCAATCAGCACAAGTAATTGCTGACTATAAAAAGAACTACATCAATGCAGACAATA